AAATGCACAAAGGGTAGACTTTTGCAAGTGTCCTTGTGCAAAGAACAGGACTGAGAAACCCCAATCCTGTGTAAAGTTATAGCATAACTTTGCTACGTGTCAACAATTATCGTGCATTACCACTAATATCGTACACAAATTTACCAGACTGAATAGCCTTCTGAATGGCTTCTTGGTTCTTCTCGTACTGTTGTGAAGTCATTTTATTGACAGCACTCTCGTAGATTACACCAGCCTCATCGCTGTTCGAAGGTGACGAAGCACCACGGCGTGTGCCTACGGACTGTGCAACATCACGGTCTTGATTACTACGAGGCTTGTTAGTCTTACCCATGTCAGACTTGTACAGGTCAATGGCACGAGCTGCAGCTTTGGCATCTGTGTCGTTTTCATACAACGCATTCTGTACCCACTTAGGTTGCTCTTCAACCCAATCATGGAAACTATCTGTGTCTCGGATCTTGTCAAAGTCTGGGTGCATCCTCAGCAACTCAGCCTCAGCTTTGTCACGAGCAGTTTGCATTTCACGCTCATCCAAAGTCTTCATGCGATCTTTGAACTCTTGATTCTCTTCACGGATCTTCTTCAAAGCAATTGTTTCAACAATCTTAGCTACGTCAGGGTACTGAGCCGCCCATGCATTCAACTCATCTTCGCTCTTTGGAAGCTTGATTTGCTTCTCTGTGCTTTGTGTCAGCTGACTACGCAGCTCATCAATCTGAGTTTGTAGCTGAGTTTGTTGTTGTTGTGAATGACGGCGCAAGTCGCCGTAACGCTTCTTAAATGTTTTTTCCTCAGCACTTAAGTTGCTATCATCAACACCATCGTCATCGGTCTTCTTTTCAGTGCCGTTGTTTTGATCAATGAGTTTTTTTAACTCAGCTTCTTCGTGTTCAATCCGTTCACTGTTAGCATTACGCTTACCAAACGAAGACACTGCTGCCACCTGAGATTTCTGGTCAAGAACTACTTCAGTCATATTTACCTATTTAAGTTGGGGCTATCTGTTGCTGTCAATACAGGGAGAGAGGTAGCCAAAAATGACGGGTGTTATTAAGTACCAACCAGCCCGTCACTGGTTATGGTATTTGTATTATATATTACTTCTTACGCTTACGGGCTAAGCCACCCTTAGACATAGTTTGTACAGGTTGCTGTACAGTTTCTACAGGTGCTTGCATAGATTCAGCAACAGTTTCCTGTTTCGTGAAACCCATAGGAATAGGGATGATTGGGTTGCCAGCTACTTGTGGGATGTACACTTTCTGACCAGCTTCGTTGACATATGTGTCAGCCTTAGACTGAGAAGCAACACCACCAACAGCAAAGGCTTGCTCAGTCTGCCCAGTCTCTGCCAGTGCCATATCTACTTCAGACCCAAAATCGTTTGCTGCAGGAGCAGGAGCAGTAGGAGCAGATGCACCAGCCCCATGAAGAGCTTCTGGATTTTCAACTTCCTCAGCATTACCCATCTGACCAATCTCAGCCATCTTCTGCAAACCAACTTTTGCTTCATCACGTAGGGCCATAAGTTTTTGCAGACCGAAGTAGCGCACTACGTCTGCTGGAAATACAAACTCCCCTTCGCTGAGCTTAGCGTCAATGTCGTCTCTGACTTCTTCTTGCATAGCACCGGGAGGAACAGCGTTACCGCTAACAGGGTCTTGAGTGCCGCCCTCTTGCATCACACCACCTTCGGCTAATACGTTATTTACTTGCATCGACTTCATCCTTTAATTTCTTTAACTGACGCAGCTTCATCACTGCACCTTGAGCCTGAAAGATTTCCTTCAAGTCACCTGCTTGTTCAAGCTTACGTTGTTCCATTTCAATGGCATAGTCAATCATTTCACAGAATGCTTGCCATTGAATTTGATTACCAGTAAGCGGTTTAAGCTTGGGGAGGAACGGCTTGTTGTTGTTCATTACCACTAAATCCTTGTTCACCCGGCACAGGAGCTGCACCAATACCAATGTTACCACCACCACCGCCTGTCATATCGGCAACGCCGGGAGGTCCAGCAACGCCTTGTGGTGCAGCACCCTCTGCAGGAGCTTGTTGTTTCTGTAGCAACAATGCTTGACGCATTGCCTCGTCCATGTTGTTAGTCACCTTGTCTGGATCAAGATCCATACTCTTTGCAATTTCTCTAACAATGTATGGCATTTTAGCAAAAGGCATGAGAGCAGGGTTGGCAACGATCTGCAAGAATTGCATCAGTCGTTGGCTTCGCACTTCGTTAGCCATCAAGCTTTCTGTACCACGAGCATTAACTTCCAAGTCACCACGAATGGTGGGATCAAAGTCAAACTGCATATTGAAGTTGAAGAATGCCTTACCGATTGGGGCAAGCAAATAATCATCAACGTTCTTAATCACTGTCTTAGCACTACCGCTAGCAGCGTTCATAAGCATGCTAATGCCAGATGCAGTACGACCAACACCAGACACACCAGTTTGACCGTGTGAGAAAGAAGCCAAGCCAGTTGACTCATCAGCCAATTGACGAGCCTTGTCAAAGAGCTGCAGGTTTTGCTGCGCCACGTTGGGGAACTGTGTACCAAACAAAGCTTGACCGGGTGCGCCGCCTTGTCTGCGAAACACTTTGCCGGGATAGACAGACATGTCTTGACCGGGTGTCAGGTTGGTTTCATCAACTTCAAACACAAGGTTGCCAGAAAGAACCGCATTATCTACCGCCATGCGCATGAAACCATTCATCAGGGTTTGAGTGTCGTCCATGTTTTCGGCGACACCAACACCTGCAAGTGAGTAGGGGTTCAGTTCATAGGGGACAGCATAATACGGAATCTTTGATGGCTTGAACGGATTGAGGACGAGGCGAAGAATCTTGCCATTACAAAACCAAATGTTGGCTTGAAGTTCGCCAGCATCCTCAAACTCTTTAGGAATAATAATCTCGTTGTCTTGCAACATCTCTACGTCCACATTACCCCAATATTCCAAAACTTCAAAGCGTTCAACACCAAAGTTTGGTGCGTAGTCTTTCAAGTCGTCTTCCCAATACTTCTTAACGTAGCTTTCACCCTGCTCAATAACTTGATCGATGACATTGCCACGGAAGAATGGGCGCTTCTTCAAAGCCCTTAGTTGTGTACGGTTGAGCTTGTGACGCTCAATGACGTATTGGCATTCTTCTGTGTTGTTTGCATCAGGATCCCAATAGAAGTTCCACAAAGACACAGACGATGCATCTGGTACAGTCTTAATCAGTGGGTCATATGTACCATCGTCTTTCCAATTTGGATATTCCTTGTTGGTTGCGAACGGACCCTTCATCACACCTGTACCAAACAGCGCCATCTCGAAAGCTGTGGAACGAAGATGCTTAGTTGCACCTGTCTCTTCCAGCTGATCATGGATTTTCTTCTCCATCTTCTTAGCAGCCACCATAGCTGGATAGAAAGTTACAGAAGATGGTGTAACACCTGCGCCTTCTTTGAGGTTGGGCAGGTCTTTCAGGTCTTGCTGCATAGCACCCAACATCTCTTCCAGCTTATCCAAGTCAAAGCCTTCAGGAATGACAGCACCTTCACCATAAGGAATTTCATTCTTTACTTTGTTGGGTTCTGTACCCTTTGGATCAGAGCTAACAGCTTCGACAATACCATCAGGCAGTACAGATGGGTCAATGCTCAGGGGAAATTTGTTATTGGAGAACAATACGTCAGTGATTTGACCGTATGCCGCAAGCACCTTAGTCTTTGTCACCTTAATGAACACACGAGACTTCTCAGTCTCTGTAAACTGTACATCTGGACCGTACAAACCACGATAGTTTCGATAGGCACGTAGCCAACGTGTCTCATCAGAACGGCGACTCTCTTCAGAACGGCTATAACGCTCGTTAATAAACTGGATTAAGCCATTGCCTTTGAACGAGTCCTCATCTTTAGTTTTGCTGTCGTCCAATGACAGGTTTCTGTCGTCCATAAATGATTGCTTAGTCGCCATAGTGTTCCTTTAATAACCGAATGTTGGATCTGCTGTACGCATTCCAGCATGTGACGTAGTGAGAGGGTTGTAATCAAACAAATTGCTTCTCGGCCTACTCATAATTCCATATCTGATGGCATCGTAGATGTGATCAACAGACTTTGTATCAATGTCTTCTGGATTCTTTTTATCCAATGGGAGCACTGGTAGTTGCGCTATAGTATTAACACAATTACTTGTTATAACCATCTTAGGCATATCTGTAAATGGGTCCATTTGCAAGCGTCTGTGCAATTGTTGCTTACCAGCCACCCTACTTCCAGCACTTCTGTCAGCAGGTCGCCATCGGCAACCTTCCATAATCATCGTTTCTGCGATGGATGGTCCAGTGTCACCACGTTTTGCCCAACAACTGCTGTCCAATACACCGTATCGGATGACACCATCGTTGCGTTCAGCCTCTAACACCATGTGTGCTAGGTCTTTTGCCAGCACTTTAGACACATACAGCTCACGATAGATGATGAGTTGGTCACTTGGGGTGACAGCAAACCATATAACAGCTGAGAAGCTACCATATCCATAGTCACAAGCCCTAAACTTGGCCCATGAGTTGGGAATATCGAACGGTTCAACCACATGAACAGACCTGTTGAACTCAGGAAACGCTGCACCTTCGGCAACATCCCAGTTTCCTTCAAGCAATTGCTTACGTTGGTGCTCTGGAAGAGACAACAACATGGTTTCATAGTCACCAGACTCCGACAAATAGGGGTTGTCTGTCAACATCGCAGGGATAAACTTGCGTTTAAACAGGAATTCACCTTCTCTGCTGTGTCCTTTGGGGTAGGTCAATGGCCTACCTGTCTCAATGTCGGTTGCCCAGAAGCTTTTACCAGCTGGAGATGGGTCAATAAACATCTTCTTTACCCAAGCATGTCCGGGTCCACCGGGGTTGGTGGTAGATCTCATGTAGATTGGGAGGTCTGACGCAGCAGTACGTAGACGTGAGCGCATATAGTTGTATGCGAACGGCGTATGCCACTGTGTCAACTCATCAAAACCAATCCAGCTAAAAGCCAAACCCTGATAACGCATAACGTCTTCATCTCTGTCAAGGTAT